ACGGCGCCGCCATGCCGGCGCGCTCGGCGATCGCCCGCGCCGAGGGCGAGGACGAGGCCGAGTCGTCCCTGTTCGACGACCTGCTGGCCTCCATCGGAACCGCCATCGGGGCCGAACTGCTCGCGTCGTTGATCTCAGCCCTGACGGCTTCGAAGAAGCCGACCAGCGCCGCCGCCATGCTCGCGGCGCTCGGGCCGGCCAGCACCAAGGCCGAGGCCGAGGCCGCGCTCGCCGCCGTGCTCGGCGCGCAGGCCAATCGGATCGACAACTGGTCGGGCAAGGTGGTCGACCTGACCACGAAGCAGGCGTCGGCGCAGGCAACCGAGGACGCCAACCGGCGCAACGCCGACCCGAACCGGAACCCGGAGGACCCGGCCGAGTCGTGGTTCATCGAGAACGTGGACGCCGGCGGCCGTGACGAGTGCGACGAGTGCTTCGACGAGTCGCGCAAGGGGTTCGTCGCGGTTGCGTCGGTGACGTCGTGGCCGGGCGAGCGCGTCTGCGAGGGCCGGTGCCGTTGCGTGGCCGTCTGGCACACGGCGGCCGAGGTCGCGGCCGGGACCGCCGTGTCGCTCGCCGCCAACGGCAGGGCCGGCGACGCCGCGCCGAACACGCGGGCGGACAAGTATGCCGACATCGACTTCTCGCCGCCGGCCGGCGTTCGAGCCGAGTGCCGCAAGGGCGTGGACTGGTACGAGGCCGGCGAGGGCGGCGACGGGCTGAAGCCTGAGACGGTTCGCTGGGCGCGCAAGTTGCGCGACGGCGACGACATCACGCCCGCGAAGGCCCGCAAGATGCGGGCGTGGCTCGCTCGCCACGAGGTCGACAAGGACGGAACCGGGTTCTCGCCGGGCGAGGACGGATACCCGTCGCCCGGCCGTGTGGCGTGGGCGTTGTGGGGCGGCGACCCCGCGGTCGGCTGGTCCTCGAAGCTCGTCGACCGAATGGACGCGGCCGACGACGGAGGGGCCGAATAGCCGCCGGGCTTGCGCCGCAGCGCCTCCGCTGCTACCCTTCGGGAAACCAGCGGAACGACCGCCCATCGAGGCGCCCGCGAACCACCAGACCGGCAACGGTCAGGAGTCGCCATGTCGCTTTCCCTCGCATCCGTCGCCGCGCCCGACCTCACGCAGCCGGCCGAGATCGTCGACGGGCGCCGCACCTACCTCGTGCGCGCTCGTGTCCCGTTCGCGTTCTCCGCGCTCCTGACCGACGCTCGGGTCGAGGCCGCGGTCCGCGCGCCGCTGCCGACGATCGACGACGAGGGCGAGGGGCCGACCGACCCGACGAACCCCGGCGAGCAGAAGATCGTGACGAAGGCCGACGGCGAGGGCATGGCCGCCGAGGAGGACGACACCGATCCCGCGACCGGCGAGGGCGGCGAGATGATGCTGTACGGCGTCGCGTCCTCGACCGGCGTCGACACCTACGGCACCGAAATGTCGAAGCGCGCGCTCGACGGCATGGCCGAGCAGTTCTCGTCCGGCGAGGTCTGCTACCTGCCCGCGCACCCGTCGTGGAGCGGCAACGGCGGCGAGTGGGACTCCGTGATCGGCTACGTCACGAAGGGCGAGGTCGTGTCGTCCGCGGTCGAGAACGCGGCTGCTGCCACCGAGCCCGGCTTCGCCCTGCGCGTCGCGGTCGCCCTCGACGCCGACGCGCCGATGGCCGAGCGGCTGGCGAAGATGATCGGCCGCAAGAAGAAGGTCGGCCAGTCGATCGGAGGCTGGTTCACCGAGCTTCGGTACATCTACGCCGCCGACGCCGGCGAGTGGGACCCTCCGGAGCGCGTGATCATCGAGGGCGTGGAACTCGACCACCTTGCCGCCACGCGCCGCCCGTCGAACGGGGACTCGTGGATCGACGGGATGCGCTCTGCGATCTCCGCGTCGCACGACTCCGCGGTGGCCCGCGCCAAGGCCGCCGCGCCGAAGGTCGTCGCCGCCGAGGTCGAGCCGACCCCTGAACCCGTCGCGGCCGAGCCCGCTGACGAACGAAACAATGCCGTACCCCTTGACACCGAGAACGCGCCGCGTCACGATTCGGATGACGACGCGGGAAGCGAAGGCCAGCGAGCCTCTCCCGGTGCCACGGACGGCGACGTGCCTTCCACCAACACCGAGGAACTCAACATGACCCCCGAAGCTCTCCGCGCCCTCCTGACCGAGTCGCTCGCCCCCATCGCCGCCCGTCTCGACGCCGTCGAGGCCCGGACCGCCGTCGCCACGCCTCCGGGCGCCCGCGTCGCCGACCCGGTTGCCTCCCCGGTCGCCGATCCCAACGCCACCGAGGTCGCCGCGCTCCGCGCCCGCCTCGCGGCCTCCGAGGCCCGGACCGCCGAGCGGTACTTCGGCCGCAAGGGCCACGCTGGCGCCGGCTCCTTCGACCGCGCCGTGATCGAGGGCGTCGCCGAGCAGGTGGTCGAGCAGGCTCCCGCCCTCGCCGCCGTGGTCCGCTCCAAGGGCTTCGTCGACCGTCGGTCGGTGTCGCACTACGGCGCCACCATCGAGGAGCAGGTGTCGATGCGCGCTGCGCTCGAATCCGACCTGCACGCGCTGATCAACAGCGCCGTCGACGAGGGCGTGATCCGCGAGCCCGACTCCGACGTCGGCTCGTGGTCCTGATCCAAACCAACTTCCACACTTCAGGAGCCTGCCATGTCCCTCGATCAAATCTGGGCCGATCTCGACCCCCGCCGTCGCGCCGCCCTTCAGCGCACCCTCAACTCGTCCGGCGCCGGCTCCGTCCTGCTCCAGCCGAACGTCAACAAGATCGTCCAGCAGCTTTCGCTTCGGATGCTCGGCGTCCAGTCCACGCTCGACCGCAAGCCGGGCAGCGGACAGGCCGCGCTGATCAACCGTCGCACGCCCGGCACGACCGGCGGCGCTTGGGTCGCTGACACCGACTCGGGGACGGAGGAGACGGGCACCTACGCACAGGCGACCTTCACCTACCGCACCCTGCTCACCAAGGGCACCGTCACCCGCAAGCTGCAGGCCACCGGCCGCACCTACGGCGACGTGCTCGCGACCGAGATGGTGAACAAGGCCGAGGACTTCGCGAACCTCCTCGAAAGCGCGCTCCTGATCGGCGACAACGCGGCGAGCGCGAACCAGATCAGCGGCCTGCTGACCCTGATCAACGCCGTCGCCGGGCAGGTCGTCGCGAACAGCACGCTCTCGGCGGGCTCCGCGCTCGTCCTGAGCAAGCTCGACGAGGCGATCGACGTGGTGCGCGGCGCGGGCAACCGTTCCGACCTCCGCATCTACGGCTCGCAGGCCGGGCTTCGGAAGCTGAACGCGGCCCTGCAGGCGCAGCAGCAGTTCGTCAACATGACCGAGATCGCCGGCGGCTTCCGCGTGAAGACCTACGACGGCATCCCGCTCGTGCCGACGACCTCGATGCCCGACAACCTGACGTGGAGCGGCTCCAGCCAGACCGCGTTCTCGGGCGGCACCACGACCTCGCTCGTGATCGTGAACACCCGGTACTGCTGGATCGAGGAACTCACCCCGATGTCGGTGCTCCCGCTCGCCAAGACCACGAGCCAGAACGACGCCTTCGAAATGTTCGTCGATCTGGCCTTGGTTTTGGCAAACTCCAAGGGAGCTTCCATCTTGGGCGGTATCTCGGTCTAAACCGCGCCGAACCGCTCGACGTTCGACAGTGGCCGGTATACAACCTCTCTCGGAGGTTCGTATGCCGGCCACTCGCTCGTTGGAGGAACGGTTCTGGTCGAAGGTCAACAAGGACGGGCCGATCCCGACCGGCCACCCCGAATACGACGGGCTCGGACCGTGCTGGACGTTCAATGGCGGGACGGGGAACTCGTCGATCGCGCTGCCGATGGCGCACAAGCGCGGCCCCGACGAGCCGAAACGTCAACTCGCGTGGCGTTACCTATGGGAGTCGATTCACGGGCCGATCCCGACCGGGCTGGTGATCCGGCACAAGTGCGACGGTGGAAAGCCGCCCGTCCTCTGCGTCAACCCCGATCACCTCGAACTCGGAACGCAGGCGGACAACTGTGACGACCGGTATCGCCGCCGGACGGCGCCGAACCGTCCGATCCTTTCGTCGATGGCCGAGGCGATGATCGAGCTTCACGCGCTCGGCGCGCCGGTCGAAACCATCGCCAAAGCCGCCAACGTCGAGCCCGCTGCGGTCAACCATGCGATCTACTCCGGCCGCTCCGGCGTCGCGCCGAAGGCCGTCCGCCGTGTGCCGCCGATCACGCCGGAGCAACTCGCCGACGTGGACGCCCGCCTCATGGCCGGGGCGACGCTCCGTCAGGCGTCGATCGCGACCGGGATCAACTACACGCGCCTCGCGCGCGCCCTCGCGGCCCGCGGGACGCCCTACACCCGGAGGCCGTTTCTAAACGATCAGGAGCTTCTCGTCGCCCACGCGATGGCCGCCGAGGGGAAGTCCACGAACGCGATCGCGGTCGCGCTCGGGAAGTCGTGGCCGCAGGTCCGAAAGACCCTCGCCGAACACGGGATCGGGCCGATCTTCACCCCGACCTAAGCCCTCGGGCCGGTCGGAAGGAAGGGGCTCGGCGGGCGACCGTCGAGCCCCTTCGGCGTTTTGGCTACGCCGGCATGACGTTGACGCGGGCGTAGGTCAGTTCGTTGCCGACCTCGTCGGCCTTCCACCCGCTGCCCGCGCCGCGCGAGACGGGGACGGCGCGGAGGCGGATCACCTTGACGCGGTCGGCGGCGGTGGCACTGGTCCCGCGACCGGCGCGCCAGCTACCGACGTCGCTTCCGATCGCGAGCACCCGGTAGGTGCCGGGGCGGTTGCGAATCCCGACCGTGTCGCCGACCGCGAAGGCGGCGCGGAACGCGACGACGGCGGCGACTTGGATCTTGATCTCGGCGAGGCGGGCGGCGAAGGTCGGGGTGGTCATCTTGTTCTCCGTGCGGGCTTGTTGTTCCTCCCCGCCCCATTCACCTATCCGGCTATCGGTTACGCGGTAGGGTGACGGGTGAAGAAACACGAAAAAAGTTTCGACGGCGGGCTACGCTCGGCCGATGCACGCTGAGCCCCTGCACTTCGTTCGCCACGCCTTCGGCTGGTTCGACTCCCGCGGCGAGGCCGTGATCCGCGTCCTCGAAATCGGGTCGCAGGACATCAACGGCTCGCCTCGGTCGGCGTCGCCCGGCACGGTCGCCAAGTGGATCGGGGTCGACGTGTTCGACCGGCCCGGCGCCGATTGGGTCGGGCTCGCCCACGAGTTCCCGGCGAAGGGCTGGGACGGCGAGCCGTTCGACGCGCTGGTGTCGTGCGAGTGCTTCGAGCACGATCCGTTCTGGCGCGAATCCCTCACCGCCTGCGTTCCGCTCCTGCGGCCCGGCGGGCTGATCGCGATCACGGTGGCGACCGGCGACCGACCGCCGCACGGGCAGGAGGCGGACACGCCGACGCCGGGGCACTACGCGAACGTGAGCAAGGCCGAACTCGTCGCCCACCTCGCCGCCCTCGGTTGCGTGGAGATCGCAGCGCAGGTCGAGCGGCAGAATCAGGACCTCTACGCTCGCGCCGTTCGCGGGGGCTGAGCCGTGCTCGACCTCGTCCCTCGCCGCCCGCGCTTCGAAGGCCCGGTCGTCGTGTTCGTGGTCGCCGCCCTGACGGTCTACGCTCTCGGGTTCTGGCTCGCGTGGTCCGGTTTCGCGGCGCAGGAGCTTCTCGGCGACGAGGCCGCGGTCGAGGACACCGGGTTCGGCTGCTGACCGGGGCGGCCGTTACCCCGTCGGCATGGCTACCCCGATCGAGTTCCCCTGCCCTCGCTGTGGCGCCCGCGAGGGCGAACCGTGCTGGACGCTGACCGACGGCGCGATGCGGACGACGCCGCACGACGCCCGGCGGCGCAAGGCCGGCGAGCGCGTCGAGCGTCCCGAGCAGACCCGGAAGCAGGTCGACGCGCGGGAGGACGGGGCGCGGCACTTCATGGTCGCAGGCGCGCTGTCGAACCTTCGAGGCGTCATCGCGTGTCGGTGGGTCGACGGGTTCGACGAGGACGACCGGCGTGACCTCGTCACCGCGGTCGAGGCGCTTTCCCGGATCGACCAGCGGCGACGTGAGCGAAGGTTGATCCGCCAGAGCAACCGGCGGTTCAGGAAGGAGCAGGCGGTGGCGGCCGACCACGACGACCTGAACAGGTAGCCGGCCGCCGTGCTACGCTTCGGGCGAGAGGTAGTCCCATGCCCGAAGCCCAGCCGTCCGCAGCCGAGATCGTGAAGTCGTGGCCCACCGCGCCCGCGTGGAACCATGCCGTCGTCCACCCGACCGTCTCGCCCGACGACACCCATTCGATCGCGGTGCCCTGCTACGACGAGTGCGTCGATTCCGTCGTCGCCATCCTCCCCGACGGCTCGCGCCGCCACGTCGCGTTCGTGCGCGAGGAGACGACCCGCACGTTCCTCTGGCGGCGAGGGTGGGTCGACCAGACCGAGGCGTTCAAGGCCCTGCTCGACGCCGAGGCTGCACGGGTCGAGGACGCGGCGAAGGCCGACGGCACCAACGCCGTGCTCGACGACGCGCTCCTGCTTGCGATCCGCGGCTCCGACGCTCCGCGCGGCGTCACGTCCCTGTTCCTGACCCGCGCGACGAAGCTCGGCGCGGCCGTGGTCGACGCGCGCCTCGCGGCCCTCGCCGCCGACGGTCGGATCGAGAAGGTCGGCGAGGGCGGCCCGGTCGTCCTGTTCCGCGAGCCGAAGCGCGCGGCGTGACCGGGTAGGCAACTGGCGGCGGCCCGCCGTGCTACGCTCCGGGCATGGCAAGCCAGTTCACCACCTCCGCGCGGGTCAAGGCGCACCTTTCGATCCCTGCCGGCGTCACCCAGCACGACGCCCGAATCGGGTACGCGGTCGACTCGGTCGACTCGATCCTCCTGCCGCTGCTCGGGCTCGATCCGATCTCAGGGTCGGTCACGCAACAGTGGTATTCGGACTATGTCGACGTCGGCGAGCCCAACGAGGACCGGGTGGCGCTCTCGCACTACCCGGTCGTAGCCGGCTCGGTTGCCGGCGTCACGAACGACGGAACGCTGCTCGGCGCAACCGAGTGGTACTCGCGCGACAAGGTCGGCGAGATCGTGCTGACCGGCGACGGCGCGTTCTTCGCCGAGGGGAAGCGGAAGGTCGTCGTGACGTATCAGGCCGGGTACGCCAGCGTTCCGGGGGCGCTGTCCCTCGCCGGGGACGCGATCGGTGCGTGGGTGTTCAACCAGCTACCGAAGGGCGGGTTCGAGTCGGAGAAGGTCGGCGAGTACGCCTACACGGCGAAGGGCTCCGCGTCGGCGAGCGACGGCGACCTGCCGCCGTTGATCCGTCGGCTGATCGCCGGCTACCGCCGGACGGGCACGCGGTAGTCGTTACCCGGCGGGGGAGGTGACAATGAACGTTCTCGTCCTCGGTGGCTCAGGCCGGCTCGGGCGTCGGTTGGTTCCCGCGCTGCACGCGGCCGGGCACACCGTCGCCGCGCCGACCCGAACCGAGTGCGACGTAGCCGAGCCCGGCGACGTCGGCCGCCAGTTTCGCCGAGGGCGGCGCGGACCCGCGATCGACCTCGTCGTGTGCCTCGCCGCTTACGCCGACGTGGTTGGCTGCGACTCGAACCCGGCGAAGGCGAAGGCCGGCAACATCGACACGGTGAGGACCGTCGGGACCGCTTGCGCCGACAGGTCGGTGCCGTGGCTCTGGACGTCCACCGACTACGTCGTCGCGGGCGGCCCGACGCCGGCCGAGCCGGTGCAGGACGTGCTCGCGTTCGGGCGGCTTCGGATGAACAACGCGGGCCGCTACGCCGAGACGAAGCTCGAAGGCGAGGACGTCGCGCTCGCCCACTGCGCGACGGTCTGCCGGATCGCATTCTGCGACCCTGACGACGCGGCGAAGTGGGGGTGGGTCGACGGCTACAACCTCGCGTCTCGGGAGTGGGTCGAGCGGACGGCCGCGCGCCTCGTCCTTGCGGTCGCACTTGCCGCCGAGCGGTGGAACGCCGGGCGGATCGTCCACGTCGGCCCGGTTGCGGGCCTCGATGCCGGACCGCTCGGCCCGTGGCGCACGCGGGAGCAACTCGTTCGCCAGCGGTTCGGGAACACGCACCCGTCGCTCGTCCGGGTCGTCAGGTCGCCGGCCGAGCGTCGGTTTGTCGGCGGCGGCAACGGGCCGGGCGATACCCGGTTCGCCCGCTGCGACCCGCGGCTCGCGCTGGACCCCGAATGATCGTCCACGTCCTGCGGCGCGAGGGCGCACCCGACGATGTTCGGATGTCCAACCTCGCGGCGCCGGAGGAGGCGCCGGTCGCCCGCTGGATCGACGGCGGCTGGGAGGTCGAGGCCCGGATGCAGACCACGGTCGACGCGCTCGCCCGCCGGTTCAGGTTCGTGCGGGTCGGCGAGCGGTGGGAGGACGACCCGAGGCCGCGCGATCCGATGCCGTGGGAACTCCCGACGGCGGGCGACGCGAGCGGCGACGAGTCGGCGCCCTGCGGCTTGGGTCCGTCGCCGTTCGACGACTACCTCCGCTGGCGGAAGCTCCGGGGCGACCCCGAGCCGGCCAACTCGATCACGGTGATCGACGCGCTCGACCTCGTGCGCCGCCGCGTGACGGTCTGCGCCGAGGCCGCGAGGGTCGCGAGGGCGACGGCCGCGGTCGAGCCGTGCGACGACGTGACGATCGTCCTCGCGTGCCACGGGTGGGGCGTCCCCGAGCAGGCCGCCGCGGAGCGCGCCCTCGACGTCGTGGCGGCGTTGGGGCCGGCGGCCCGGCTCTCGGTCGTCCAGAACCGCGAGGACAGTCCGGACGGCCCCGCCGCGCTCGCGTGGGGCGTCGACCGGGCCGGCCCGCGCCTGCGGTTGCAGGTCGTCGGGAACGACGGGTTCGGCGCGGCGTGCAACGTCGGGGCGCGGGTGGCCCGCACCCGGTTCCTGCTGTTCACCCAGCCCGACGCATGGTTCGGCGCTGACGCGATCCGGCTCGCCGTCGGCCTGTCGCTCGCTCTCGCCGCCGAGCCGTCCGGGGGCGGGCGCCCGGCGGTCGTCGGCCCGTCCGGCGGCTACGTCCCGTCGTGGGCGCCCGTGTTCACCGAGGAGGGCCGGAACGTCGAGCGGTTCGGCGACCCCGTCCCGGTCGAGTGGGTCGGCGGCTACTGGATGCTCGCCGAGCGCGCCGCGTGGCGCGAGGTCGGCGGGATGTGGAATCGGTCGTTCCTCTACTGCGAGGAGCCCGACGTGTGCCTCCGGCTCGCCGCCGAGGGGGCGAGGTCGTTCGTGTGGGGCGACCTGCCGGTGAACCACCAACGGGGGGGCACGATCAAGCGCCGGATGCTCCCGTCGCAGGTCGGCGAGATTCACGACGACGCACGGCGCGAGTTCAGCCGGCGGTGGGGCGGCCGGCGCGATCTCGGCCAGCCGAAGCGGTAGCCTCGCGGACGGCGGCGCACACGCGGATCGACAGCTTCGACAGGCCGTCGGACGAGAGCCGGGCGAACCGGGTTCCCTCCGGGTCGCGCCGCTTCCGGTCACGGTCCTCGGCCCGCTCGTCCTCCGTGTTCGACAGGGTCGAGAGCCCGTCGACCACGAGGTCGGCGTCGGCGAGGTCGAACGCGAGCGCGTTCTTGCCGCCGAGCCGGAACGCGACGCAGACCGCCTCGATCTCGGGGGCGTCCTCGGCCCACGACTCCTCGGCGTGAATCTCCAACGACGACGCGGCCCAGCCGGCGCAGCGGACGCGGATCACGCTGCCATCCGGGCGCAGGCCGCGCGCCGGTCGGCTCGAATCCACGCGAGGACCATCGCGTTCCGCTTGGCTTGCCACGCGGCGTAGCCGAGCCGGCTGAGGGCGTGCGAGTGGGCTTCGAGGCGCAGGCCGCGCCGGATGCGGGTCGAGAGGTCGCACGACCGGCGATCCTCGTTCAGCGCCCACACGCCGGTCACGGGCTCGACGTAGCCGCCGATCGCGGCGAGGTCTTTCACGGTCGCCGGCTCGAAGCCAAGGCGGGAGAGGTCGCCGTTGATCTCGCGCTGGCCGAGGCCGGGCGTCAGCGAGATCAGGGTGCGGAGCGCGTCGCGGGCGGTCACGCGCGCACCGCGAGGAGGCCGCAGACGTGATCGAGGCAGTCGAAGGCGTCGACCTCGCCGATATGGCCGTTGTTGCCGGCCCCGATGATGACGGCGGCAAGAAACCGGAGCGCGCCGCGCGTGGTCGCTCCGTCCAGAAGGCGCGCGACCTCCGACGCCGCGTTGCCCGCCGTGACGAACGTGTCGGCGTACCGCTGGCCGCCGAGGAGGTCGTGGGCGGGGAGGAGGTTGTGGGCGTTGGCGGCGGTCAGGGTCATCTTGTTCTCCTTGTTGGCGCGGGTTCCTTCCCGCCCCATCATCATAACCGGGTAACGGTTACCGGCGAGCACTTTCTTTCGCCCCGTGCTAAAAAAGTTCATGCCCACCACGATCGGCGTCGTTCTTGCCGGGGGAACCGGCTCTCGCCTGCTCCCGCTCACCCGGACGATCAACAAGCACCTTCTGCCCGTCAACGGCCAGCCGATGCTTCACTGGCCGATCCGAACGCTCGCGCTCGCCGGGATCGAGCGGATCGTCGTCGTCCTCGGCGGCAAGAGCGCGGGCGAGGTCGTCGAGCACTTCGGCTCCGAGTACGTCGTCGAGGGGCGGACCGTCCGGCTCGCCTACGTCTACCAGCGGGAGGCCGGCGGCATCGGGCAGGCGCTTGCCGTCGCCTTGCCGCTCGTCGAGGAACTCGGCGCGACCCGCGTCCGCGTGATCCTCGGCGACAACGTGTTCCCCGTCGGGGCTGCAGGAGGCCAACCGGCCTTCGACTCCCGGTTCGCGTCGGTCGTCGGAGTTGACGTGCCGGACGCAGAGGCGAAGTATGGCTGCGTCGACGTGTCGGCCGACCGGCGCGATGGCGTCGGCCGCGCGTTCGGGATGCCGATCGAGAAGCCGGGAACGAGCCCGCCAGCGGGCCGCCGGTGGCTCGCGCTGTCCGGCGTCTACGACTTCCCGATGTCACTCGGGCAGGGTCGGCTCGCGGACGTCGTCGCGACACTGGCGAAGTCGGCGCGCGGCGAGGTCGAGGTCACGTTCCTGCTCGAACGCTTCTGGCACTACGGGCTGCTCGACGTCGAGGAGCATGTCGGCTCGTGGATCGACGCCGGCGAGCCCGACGGCTACCGCACGGCGAACGACCCCGCCTTCTGGCCGCCGGGCGTTACCGAGCGGGCATGACCACCGAACCGAAACAGATCGTCGTCGTCACCGGGGCCTGCGGGTTCCTCGGCTTGCACGTCTGCCGCCGCCTCGCCGCCGAGGGCGTCCAGATCGTAGCGTTCGACCTCGACACCTACGCCGCCGTCAACATGCCGGAGGTCGTCGGGATGCTGTCGGACGTGGTGTTCCACCACGCCGACGTCGCGAGTCCGAGGGCATGGCGCGACCTCGATCGGCGGCTCAGCTTTCTCGGGTTCGGGCAACCGGTCGCGGTGCTCCACCTTGCCGCCGAAACGCACGTCGACCGGTCGCTCGGCCGCGTCCCGACCACCCTCGCCGTCGAGGGGGACGACGGGATCGACGACGCCCTCGACCGCTTCTGGCGGACGAACGCGATCGGCACCGCTCGGGTCGCCCGATGGTGCGCCGCGAACGCCGTCCGGCTGATCCACGTTTCGACCGACGAGGTGCTCGGCGACCGTTGGGTGTCGGTGATCAACGGGGGCGGCCGGATCGCCCACGAGATCGACATCGCCGATGTGAACTCGCCCGCCTACCCGCCCGGCTCGCCCTACGCCGCGTCGAAGATCGCCGCCGAGGCCGCCGTGCTCGCCGAGGTCCGGTGCGCCGGGCTCGACGCCGTGATTGTCCGCCCCACGAACCTCTACGGGCCGGGGCAGGCCCCCGACAAGCTGATCCCGGTCGCCGTCCGGAAGCTCTGCTCGAACGAACTCGTCCCGCTGTACGGCGACGGAAAGCAGATTCGGGAGTGGGTCCACGTCGAGGACGTCGCCCGGCTGCTCGTTCACCTCGCGCTCGAAGCGACCGACGTGTCGCTCCTGCCGACGTCGGCGAAGTGCGGGATCGTCCACGCCGGCTCCGCCCAGCGGGGCTCGAACCGGCTCGTCGTCGGCACGCTGGCGACGAGGTGTGAGGAGCGGGGCCTGCGCCATCCGGGAACCGACCGGACGACGTTCGTGCGGGACAGGCCCGGCCATGACTTCGCCTACGGGCTCGACTCGTCGTTGACGCTGGCCGAGTGCGGGTGGAAGGCGGCTCGGGCGTTCCTGTCCGAGCGCGACCTCGACGAACTGATCGACGCCTACGGGGGGACCGGATGAACGTCTGCCTGATCGCACCGCCGAACAAGTCGATGGCGGACCCGAGGATCGCGCCGCCGCTGGGCCTGCTCTACCTCGCCGCCGCGCAGCGGAACGCGGGGCTCGGGACGCCGGCCGTCGTCGACCTGAACGTGTCCTGCTACCCGGCCGGCCCGGAGGGCTCGAAGGACCATCCGGGCGGCAACACGCACGACTTCTCGCTCGACCGGATGCTCGCCGAGGTTCCGACCGGCTGCGACGTCTACGGGCTGTCGCTTGCCTCCATGCAACTCGCCTCCGGCTTGCCGCTGGTTCGCGCGCTCCGGCTTCGCGAGCCCGGCGCGGTGTTCGTCGCCGGTGGCGCGCACGCCTCGGCGATGCCCGCCGACCTTGCCGCCGACTTCGACGTGGTGGTTCGATACGAGGGCGAGGCCGCGTGGGTTGCCTTGATCTGGCAACTCGTCGCGAACGGCGGCCGGGCCGGCTTGTTCCGCGACGGGCTCGCGTTCCCGGCCGAGCGCGTCCACCACGGAGGAGCAACGATCGAGCGCGGGTTCGCCGTGACGCGCGCCGTCGTGATCGACGGGACGCAGATCGACCCGCTCGACGACGCGCCGATCCCGGCCCGCGACCTACTCGACTTCTCGCGGTACACGCGACGGATCGCGGGCAAGGCCGCCACGAACCTGATCACGAGCCGCGGGTGCCCGGCTCGCTGCACCTACTGCCAGCAGGTCGACCTGTGGGGCGAGGGCCTCCGGCTGATGTCGCCCGCTCGCGTGCTCGCCGAGGTCGATGCGATCCGCGAGACGACCGGGATCGAGAACATCCTGTTCCTCGACGACTCGCTGACCGCGTGTTCGACCGCCCGGATGTCCGAACTGTGCGCCGGCCTGAAGGCACGGGGCGTCCAGTGGCGAGGGTGGACGAGGGCGAACCTGATCGCCCGCCCCGACCGGCTCCCGATGCTCCGCGAAATGCACGACGCCGGGTTCGTGTCGTGCTGCGTCGGGGTCGAGTCCGGCTCCGACCGGCTCCTGAAGGCGATCGCCAAGCAAACGACGGTCGAGCAGAACCGTGCGGCGATCCGCAACCTGAAGGCGGCGGGGATCAAGGCCCGGTGCTCGATCATGGTCGGCCTCCCCGGCGAGACGTGGGACGACGTGCAGGCGCTCGTTGACTTCGTCGCGGCCGAGCAACCGGACGACTGGATTCTGTCGACGCTCGTTCCGCTGCCCGGCACGCCGTCGTGGAACGACTCCGGGATCGAGATCGACCGGGACACGCTGGCCGCGAGCGCCTACGAGGGCGTGTTCATCGTCGGCGGCAACGAGCAGTCGGGCGGCGGGTTTTGGCGGTACAAGGACGGAACGACCGCCGCCGAGATCGACGACCGACACACCTACGTTCAAGAGGCGCTCCTGCGCCTCTGCCCCCGTGATCGCCAAGGAATCGTCGCATGATCCGCTCCCTCCTCGCCCGTTTCATCGGCAAGCTCACGCCCGGCCCGCTCGACGTCCTCGTCCTCCGGGTGCCCGGCGGCGAGGGCCGCGTGAAGACCGTCCGCGACGAACTCCGCGGCGCCGGCCTCTGGCCGAAGCTCCCGAGCGGCGCGATCGTCCTCGTCCTGCCGCCGGAGGTCGTGGTCGCCGTTGAGCCGCGGTTGAAGCCGGCCGAGGACCTCGGCTATGGCGAGACAAAGAACCGGACGGTCGACGCCGACGCCGCCGCCGAATCGAAACGTGCGATCTGCGGGGCAACCCCGTCGCGCTGACCCGTGGCCGGCAATCCCGCCGGCCTCTCGACGTGCGCCGGCCGTTATTCCCCGAATAGGGGGGTTGGCACCGACCGGCGCGCGTCGGCTTTCCCGTTACCCGACCAGCGGAGCAACGCCGATGCCGATCCACGAAGTCACCCTCGCCGACGTCTACCGCCTCGACTTCGGGAGGCGAACCGACGACGCCGCGACGTGGGCCGCCCTTTCCGGCGCGGCCCTCGGCGGTCCCGTCCTCGACGTCTGCTGCGGCGACGGCCGGGCCACGCGCGGGCTGCTCGGCGAGCGCACGGTCTACGGCGTCGACCAGAGCGCGGCGTTCGTATCGGTCGCTCGCGACGCCGGGATCAAGGCGAGCGTCGGCGGCGCCGAGCGTGTCGCGAGCCTTCGGGCGGCCGGGCCTCGGCCGGCCCTCGTCGTCTGCGCTTACTCGTCCCTGCTCCTCCTTCCGCACGCTCGGCAGGCCGAAGCGATCGAGGCGATGGCCGAGGTCGCGCTTCCGGGCGCGCTCGTTGCCGTCGAGGCGTTCGTGCCGAAGCTGACGAGCGACCGTGTCGTCGACCAGACCGTCGCGAACCCGAATGATCCGACCGACCACCGATGGGTCCGGCGCACGACCTACGAGGTCGACACGGCGTCGAGGACGACTCGGATCGCGCGCCTCTACGGGCCGGACCCTGAGAAGTGGACGATGCAGTTGAGCGAGGTCGTCTACTGGCGCGACCCGGACGAGATCGCGCTGCTGTTCCGCCGGGCGGGGCTCGTGTCGGTCGATCACTCGACGACGACCGTCCTCGTCCTCGATTCGCTCGGACGGCGAAGCGTCGTTCCCGTCGCACCGGGCATGGCCCTGACCGTGGGCCGGCGGTGAAGTTCGTCGCGTTCTCTGGCCTGCCGTTCCACCGGTGGTGCCTCGCCGACGCGATCGCGGCGGCGAGGCGGGCGGGTCACGAGGTCGTCGAGGTCGGCCACGAGCCGCGCAACCATCACGATTGGTGGACGGGCTCGTTCAACGCGAAGGAGGCGATCCGCGCGGCCTCGGTCGGCGCCGACTACCTCCTCGCCGCCGACTACCCGTTCGCTCCGCTTCGCGTCCTGCTCCCGTCGTCGACTGAGATCGTGTCGTTGAGGCACTCGCTCGCGTCGAGGGGGAACACCTACGAGCCGGAGCAGTTCGACGCCGACCACATCGCGGCGTTCTCCGAGTTCGATGTCGGCCGGCTCGCGTCCGCGTGGGGGCGGCTTCCGAAGCGCAGGCCGATCCAGTTTGCGACGGCGGGGTGCCCGTGGGCTGCGCCCGTCCTCTCGCCCGACCGTGCCGGGGCGCGCGCCGCCCTGCTCGACCGGGTCGGCCTCCGGCACGACGACTCGCGCCCGGTGGTCGCCGTCGCGACGACGTGGAACCCGTGGACGTCGCTCGATGCTGTGCGCGAGTTGGCGGCCGACCGTGAGCGGATCGTGATCTGGCGTCCGCATTGGGCGGCGGCGTGGCGCCGACCAGGGGAACTCGACGAGGTTCGGTCGTTCGGCGCGTTCGTCGACGATCCGCTCGAACACCCGTCGGCCCTGCTGCTCGGGTCGGACGTCCTCGTCGGCGACGTTTCCGGGATCGTCCTGCTCGCGACGCTGGTACGCGGCCCGAACGACCCGACCGTGATCGGTCCGCTCGGCGGTCTGCCGGTCGTGATGATCGACCCGGACCCGTCGGCGTTGCTCGGCTCCGGGCAACTCGACCCAACCGGGCCGGAGTGGGAGTTCAGAGATCGAATCGGTCCGCGGTTGCCGCCGAGGCGGGCGCCCGGCGAGGTCGTCGAAGCCGTCTCCCGCCTGCTCGCGAACGACGACGAGTGGCGAGGATCGCGCGCAGGGGTCGGCGAGGCGATGTCGGCGCCCTACACGACGCCGGACAGTCCCGAGCGGTTGATCGAGGCGTTGACGCGATAGGCTCTCGGCATGACCACCGAACTCGACTATTGGAACGCCCGCGCCACGACCTACGACGGGAACGGCTGGACGACCAGGGCGGACCTGTTGAAGTGGTCCGCCGACCACGCGGCCCGGCTGCTCCGCGAGTCGCCCGGCTTCGCCGACGCCTCGACGAAGGGTCGGACGCTGGAGGTCGGGTGCGGCACCGGGACGTTCACGGAGGCGCTTGCCGAGCGGTGGCTCGCCGTCGACGCGGTCGACCTCTCGCCCACGATGGTCGAACTTGCGAAGGCGCGGCTCGGGCGCCGGCCGGCGTTGACCGTCTCGGCCGTCGCCGACCCGTTCTCGCTACCGGACGGGAAGTTCGCCGGCGTCGTGTCTCGGATGGTCCTGCACCACGCGCCGGACTCGCCGCTGCAAACGATTGAGCGATGGCGGTCCCGCTGCGCTCCGGGGACCGCCGTCGTGATCGTCGAGGGTCCGCCGCAGTCATCGCACCACCGGCACTCTGCGTGGGGGCTCTACGTCGACGCGATGCGCGCGAAGGAGCCGGGCCGGTTCACGTTCCACTCGGCTGCGGTCGCCGACTGGCTGTTCGAGGCCGGCTGCGAGGACGTCCGAGTCGTCGAGCGGTGGACGCACGGGAACTCGCTCCGGGCGTGGCTCTCGGGCTCTGGCATCGAGGGGCCGGAGGCCGAGGCGATTCTCGACCTGCACCGACTGGCACCGGAGGGCGCGCGCCGGCTCTGTCGGATCGAGGAGGTCGGCGGCGACGTCGTGATGTCTTGGCGGCACATGGTCGCCGCCGGCTGGTAGCCTACGCCTCGAACGGGAACCCCGCGGCGGCCCACGCCTTCCGGGCGGCGATGCGGGCCGCCTCGAACGGCCGTATTTCGGCGTATTCGGCATGCCCCCAGCCGTCGCCGCGGGCGTTGATCTCGGCGCGCTTGTGCTCGTCCTCCGCGTCGGCGCGTAGGAAGGCGAGGGCGAGCGGGTGGACGGCGGCGGGGGCGGCTGCGTTCATCTTCTTCTCCGTGCGGGGCTGTTTGTTCGCTCCCCGCCCCAATCATGTAACCGACTATCGGTTACCGTAAAGGCTCACGAGCGAAGATTCCCGAAAAAAGTTCGGCGCGTCGTGCTACCGGTCGCCCATGCTGTTCGGCTCCCTGCTCCTTCTCGGCGACTCGCTCACCTTCGGCGCCCGCGCCGACGTCGGAGGCCACGCCGGCCTCGGCTACCCGGAGCACCTCGCTTCGATCCTGACCGGCTCGACCGGCGAGGAGTGGTCGCCGCTGAACCGCGGGATCAGCGGGCAGACGATCCGCCAGATCGCCGACCGTGCGCCCGGAGCGTTCCGCGAGCTTCTCGCCTACGCCGGCCCTCGCTGGGCGGTCGTGCTCGCCGGCACGAACGACGCGAAGCATCCGGGCGCGCCGCTCGACGAGTGGGAACTCCTGCTGCGGCAGGTCGTCGCGTGGGGGCGCCGGGCATCCGTCCCGCTCGCCTTGTGTACCTTCCCGCCGATCCGAGGCGAAGCGATGCCCGCCTTCGGCCCGAACGCGCAGGCGTGGGCCGACGCGGCCTCCGCGCGCGTCCGCGCCCTTGCCGCCGAACTCGACGGCAACCCGGCGCCGGTGGTGCTCGTCGAACTCGCCGACATGCCCGACTCGCTGCTCTGCGACGGCGTCCACCTCTCGCCGGTCGGCTACCGTGCGCTCGCCCTCCGGGTCGCTGACGCGCTCCGGTTCCTGCCTGCGCGCCCGTGGCCGCAGATCATCGCCGAGGCCGAGGGCTGGTTCGAGACGGCCGAGGGCTCGCGGGTTCCGCGCGCCACCGTCGCCGCCGAGGTCTGCTCGACCGACGCACCGAAGGCGAAGCGCACCCGCAAGGCGAAGGGCGGCGAGGCCGTCGGGCTGTGAGCCGTCCGCGGTCGAGGGTTCGGATCGTCGTGTTCGACGGGCTGGATTGGGAGTGGTGCTCGACGCACCGCGAGGACTGCGACGACCTGTGGAGGATCGCCGCCGACGGCTGCTCGGCCCCCCTCCGGGCGTGCGACGTGCCGGTGACGCCGACGGCGGTCGGCGCCCTGCTCGCCGGCCGGGAGGTCGACCTCGGCTGGTCGGGCGACCACTACACCTCGTCGCAGGAGTTGATCCGCACCCGCCCTTGGGTCCACGATCTCGCCCGGCAGGGGTTGACCGTCGGGCTCGTGAACGTGCCGCTGACGTGGCCCGCGTTCCCCTTGCCGCGAGGCTCGTGGGTAGTGTCGGGGTTCCCGGTCGACCCGATCGCCAAGGTCGACCCTCGCCGCCCGTGGTTCTCGCCGCGGGGGCTCGACGTGCTCGGCTACCCGATCGACGCGGTCGTCTGCGACCACGGGCCGGGCGGAACGAAGGACGTCGCCGGCCTGTCGCGTGCCGAGGTTGAGATCGAGCGATGGCTGCGCGGCTCGGCGCCGCCGGCCGACGTCGAGGTCGTCTGGTTCCGGTCGACCGACGGCGCCGGGCATCACCTGTGGGGGTCGGACGGCTACCGGCTTGCGGTCCGCGACGCGCTCGCCCTGCTGCCCCGGCTCCGCGACGGCACCGAGAACCTCGTCGTGATGTCCGACCACGGGTTCGACGCGCTGACCGCGCCTCGCTGCTCGACCTACCGCGCGACGAACCACGGGCCGCCCTCGCTGGCCGCCGGGCTGGTCGGCGGTCACGCGATGGAGGGCGTCCTCGTTGCGGCCGGGGACGACATCCACGCGCGCGGCCTGCTCCCCGAGCAACGGCTCGTCGAGGTCGCTGGCGGGCTCTACGACCTGCTCCGCTTGCCGCCGCCCGTGGGCATGATCTCGAAGGGGCCGGCGTGGGCGCAGCCGGTGTCGGGCGACGGCGACGACCTCGTCAGGCGCCGCCTGCGTGAACTCGGTTACCTCGGATAGACCATGAACCCGAACGCGAACCTGACCGTTTTCCCCGATCCGAGCGTCTACCCAAACGACGGCCCGACGGCCGCCAACCCGAAGCGCGTCGTTGAGATCGGCGAGCCGGGCCGGGCCGATGAACTCCGCGAGGCCCTGCGCGCCCTCGCCCTGATGCCGCGGGCGAAGGACCACGAGCAGCGGGTCGTGATCGTGTCCACCGAGCACCGGGCGTTCGCGGTCCTCGCCGGCGAGAACTGGCAACTCGCGGCCACCGCGCTCGCCGAGGCCGGGATCGTGGCGCTGACCGACGTCGAGGCGCGCCGCGTTGGGTTCGTGCCCGCCGGGCGCGACGAGTACCTGCGCCTCGAACGCGACGGCCTGCTCGTCGCTGACATCCGGCGCGACAGCATCCGGGCCGCCGGCGAAGGGCTGAACGGGCCGCACCGCTTCGGCCGCACCGACGACCCGTCGGTCGTGCCCGCAAAGACGCTTCGGCGCCGCGCGCGCATGGCTGCGAGGGCCGGCCGGTGACGGAGCAGCGCGAGTTCGGCGCGCCGTTCGGTTCGATCTGGAACCCCGCCAAGGCCGACCCGACCGGGTACACGCCGCCGGACCGCTCCCGCCCTGCGCTCGCCGACCTTCCGTCGGACGGCCGTCCGGCCGTGACCGTGCTCGGTACGATCCGCAACGAGCGGAAGGCGCTCGCTCGCTCCCTGTCGATCTGGCTCCAACAGGCGCGGCCGACGTGGCTCACGGTCGAATACTTGATCTGCGACGACGGCTCCGACGACGGCGTCGAGGACATGATCGAGCCGCTGATCGACGCCGGGGCTCCGATTCGCTACACCCGCTGGCGCGACGGCGGCGACCCGACCGACCGGTCCTGCACCGTGATCTTCAACGCTGCGCTTCGACTTGTCGACTCGCCGCTCGTGCTCGCGCAGTGGTTCGACCGGGTGCCCGGCTCCTTCGGCCACCTCGCCGCCCTCGTCGCGCCGCACCGCAAGCGGGCCGGGATCGTGACGTCGGCCACCTCGCGGCACATCGGCTCGTCGTCGAGCGTGACGAACATGCCGCCGGAGCAACTCGACGCGCTGCTCGGCCTCGTCTCGTGGCGCGAGCGGCCGGAGCAACTCGATCTCGTGGCCGGTCAGATCGGAGCCCACTGCGTTCCGGGACAGGCGACCGAGTCGTCGGGGCTCTGCATCGCCCGGTCGGAACTCGTCGCCCTCGGCGGCTGGGACGAGCGGTATGGGGCGCTCCGGCACGGCTACCCGAACGTCGACCTCTGGCGGCGCGTCCTCGGCTCCGGCCTCGTCGCCGTGTTCCCCGACGCGCCGACCGGGAACAACTACCACCTGAGCCACCCAGCCGGGCGGCGAGAGGGGAAGGACACGAGCTTGCTCGCCGACGTCACGCTCGCGCGGAACCCCGGCGGCTGGTCGCTGCCGGGTCCGATCTTCGACTCAGGCTTCGGCTCGGTCACGAAGATGGACGCGCGGCGGGTCGAGGCGATCCTCGCCGCCGAGTGCCTCGCCCGCTGACCGGCTAACCGTCGAGTCGCATCGCGAGATCGACCACTTTGCGGCGGGCCGAGATCGACTTCGTGCCGCGGAGCACCGCGAGCGTTTCGCGGTGTTCGTCGGTCACGACTGCCGGGGCGATCGCGGCGAAGCACCAGTCGAGCAGCGCGTTCTCGGCGGCGGCGAGGACGGCGCGCGCTTCGTTCTGCAGGGTGCAGAGGCGCTGCGCGTTCGCGGCGCGCGCGGGGTTCTCGGCCGACCACGCCGCGTAGAACGCCTTGAAGTCCTCTGGCTCGCCAGCGGCTTCGAAGTCGACGTCGAACGCCGCGTCCGACTTGTTGTATTCGGCCGTGACGGCTTCGAGCTGAGCGACGGCGACGAGGTAGGCGAGCTTGATCGGGTTCATCTTGTTCTCGGTGGTTCGGTGCGGGTTCCTCCCCGCCCAATCAGTATAGCCGGCTAACGGTTAGACGGTAGGGCTACGGGTGAAGATTCCCGAAAATAGTTCGTCGGCCCGGCTGCGCGGCGGCGGGGTAGGATGGCGGCGACGGAGCCGCCCCATGCACATCGCCGCCCTCGCCGACCGCACGATCACGATCGCGCGCCGAACCGCCTACCTGCTCGAAGCGGTCGCCGCCGCTGCGAGCCTGACCGTCGACCGCCAGCCGCCGCGAGCCTCGGCGATGCGCGTGACCGTCGCCGCCGGGACGACCGGCTCGGGCACGGTCACGATCACGGGCACCGTCGAGGGCGTGCCGGCGACGGCCGAGGTGCTCACGTTCACGGCGAACGGCGTGAAGGTCGGGAGCAAGCTGTTCACGGCGATCTCGGCGGTGGCGACCTCCGGGCTCGCGAACGAGGCGGCGATCCCGACCGTGGCGATCGAGGCGGTAGACCGGCAGGGCGCGCCGCAAGCGCAGGACGTGACGCGGGCCGCGAGCGTGCCGGCTCAACTGCGGCGCACCGCCGGCCGCTGGCCGGTCCCGGCGCCCGGCTCCGAGGCCTCGCAGTCGATCGTCTACGTCGTCGACCGATCGGACGTCTGGACGCCGCGCAAGGGCGACCGCATCACCGACGACTTCACCGCCGAGGTGTCGATCGTCGAGGAGGCGCGCGAGGCCGGCGGCAACTGGTACGGCTCGCACTGGGAGCTTCGCGCGGCTCTGGTGTGACCGGCCGCGCGGCCCGCGCCTACTCGTCGCGAACCCCGAGCAGGGCCTTCAGCGCGACGACGTCGCCGGCGTAGCCGATCGAGAAGTGGCGCGCCGTCGTGCGGACCGGGACGCCGACGCCACGGTACTTCGTCATGTGCACGTTCTCCGTCTCCATGATCTCGACCGCGCCGACCAGCGGCTGATCGAGCGGGTCGCCCTCGTTCGACGGGACGACGTCGATCGACCAGCCGCGGAGGCGGACGATGTCCGACCGGTGCGAGCCGCTCCAGTCGTCGACGTAGACGCCCTGCACGCCGAGGCCCTTCGCCTTGATCCGCGCCACGACGCGGGAGGCGATCTGGCTGAGCGAGTCGTCGACGATGTCGGTGTTCGGGGCGCTGATGGTCGGGTTCGTGGTCATCTTGTTCTCCGTGGGGTTCGCTGCGGGTTCGTTCCCGCCCCACAAGCATATCCGACTAACGGATAGACGGTAGGGCGCGGAGCGAAGATTCCCGAAAATAGTTCGCGCGTGTTAGCCTCGACGTCAGGAGGCACTCCGATGCCCGTCGACGATCCCGCCGTTCTTCCGCCCTTGCCGACCCTTCGTTCGCTGCACGACGTCCTGATCGTCGTCCCTACCTGCGGGAGCCCGGCGACGGTCGTTCCCGGCGTTCGCCGGCTCCTGAAGCATACCGACGGGCTCCGCGTTCGGCTGGTCGTCGTGGGCAACCCGGACGACGCGGCGAAGTGGTCCGAGGCGCGCGGGATGATGCTCGCGGCGGCGGCCGGCTCCGACGCCGAACTCGACCTGCTCGACCTCGGCGCGCCCGTCGGCTTCGGCGCCGCGGTCAACGCGGGGATCGCGCGCTACCGCTCCGGGTTCGGCGCGCTCCCCGCGCATACCGTCGTGATCAACGACGACGCCCACGTCTGCGCCGGCTGGCTGTCGGGCATGATCGAGGCGCTCGACCCGGTCGACGGCGTGGTCCTGACCGGCGAGCCGCCTGACGAGCGCGGCGTGCGGGCGCGACGCGACCCGACGCTCGCCGTCGGTCGGATCGGCATGG